GTATTCTCTACTTCTAATTGTCCCGTTGGGCCACGCAACAACAACATTTTAGCTAGTTGATTGCGGGTTGTCTCGGGCATTTGATTGATTACTTGACCAATCCTATTTTTGACATTTGCCGCCTCGCCCGCTGCCGCCAATGGATTGCCCGTAGCCGCATTAGCCACCGCTTTGCCCGCCGCCATTGTGGTTGGCATTACGCCTAAGTCTTCAGCGCCCGCCATCCTAGAGAAAGTTCCCGAGCCTCTACCAACTTGTTCTAAGGGTTTTAACCTAGCTTCTTTGGCAACTTCTTGAGCAAAACTTTGGTAGTTGTCGCCAAATATCTCTTTGAGTCTATTGCTTGTGGCGGGTTCTTTCCACATCTTCAACAAAGATGTTTGCCCCGCTTCCGTGCCAACTTTATCTTTTAAAGATTGCAACGCACCTATGCGAAAAGCCTCTAATTCGCTTCCCGACATATTGCTCATCAAGTCGGACAAGGCAATATCGTCTTGCTTCATGGCCGTTCTACCCTTGACAACGGCATTGCCCAATTGTGATGGCCCCGCGTAGGCATCCAATGCTTGACGGTAAATTGAGCCATTTTTATCGCTAGGCGATAAGGCTTCAAGTTTCTTTGTCAATGCCACTCGCAAATCATCGTATGCTCGGCTTGTATTGGTTGCTTTGCCAAACTCGCCACGGGCCGATTCACCCATATCGTAAAGTGATTGTTTGACAACATCCAAAACTTTAAGAGGGACATCATCGCCCGCCTTTAGCTTGGAAATATCAAGTGGCAATTGCCTATTCAATTGGGTCAATAACTCGGCTTTGCCATGTGCGGACGTTGAGGCTTGAATCAATGCTTGCAACTCGGGGTCAATCTTCAAAGAGACGTTTTCAAGTTGTTTATACAAAGGTGCGGATGTGGATTTTTTAACCGCATCCAACGCTTCTAATGTGGCCGTAAAACCCTTACCTTGAGTGCCTAAAGCCTCATCAGCGGCGTTTGCAAGGCGTTCGGGTCTAAATGTTTGTTGCTCACGAATTCTTCGCTCCACAAGCGTTTTGGCTTGGCCTGGCATCGATGCCAACACATCCAATTGAGCCAACGCACTCGGGCCACCCGCTTGCGCAATACTTGCATTAGGGTTCAATCCCATTTCACGCTCAACACGGCTTAACACGGTGTTTGAACCATCCGCACTTGAGCCACGTTGTAAGGCTTGAGCAAGTTTGATTCGAGCCGCATCTTTAGCGCTTTCGGGGATGTAGCGTTGTGCAACATTGCTACCCACGTTGTAAACGCCTTGACCCGTGCCTGATAAAACACCGCCAGAGGCGGCAGCAATTGCCCCTTTTTTGGCAATATCTTGAGCATATTCCGTAGGATCGGTCACGGGGTTGATGTCGGAAGCGCCAACGGCTGAAATAGTGCCTTGTGTGCCAGCCATTTTTGCCGCCATTGCCATTTTTTCGGCAGCAGACAAGGCTTCAGCGGTTTGTTTGGCTTTGCTTGCCATTCCCATAGGTGTGAGCAAAAGTGGCAAACCACCAACTACTTCACTTGCAAATGCCGTTTTGGGGTTGGTTTCCCTAAATTGCTCATTTACGCCTTTAATGTAATCACGGGTATTGGCATAAGTTTCGGTTGGAGTGGAATCAAAACCACGTTGCAAGATGTCCATCCCCGCCGCGCCCGCACCCGCAATCTTTGGTGCAAAGTTAAAAGTTAAACCTTGAGCCGCTGCCAAACCCATTTTGCTTGGCATGGATAAGTCGGCTTGGCGGCCTTGCACCATTGCGGGGGATTCAACCGTTTGATCCACTGCGGGTTGAGAGGCCATGCCCCTCAAATCCACTTTTACGGGAGTTTGCGTAATCTTGACAATGGCCGCATTAACTTGGTCATCCGACATTGTGACGGGAAAGTTAACAGGCCCAAAGTTGGGAATCTCTACGGTTTTAAATGCTTCGGACATTATTCAACCCTCCCCGTTGCGGGATTGTAGGTAGGAACTTGCCCCTTGCCCGCTTTGGTTTGAGCAATGTCCATGCTTACTTGAATAGCATCTCTAAATTTAGACATTGCTTTTCTAAACGCATCGGGGGATTGCGCGGTTGAGGCTTCCGTCAATGCGGCAGTGGCTTTAGTTCCCTCAATCTCGGAAATCGCGCCCGTGCCTTTCATACGTTGAACCGCCTCAAGGAAAGCGCCACCTTTAACTTGGTCGTAAAGCGATTTGAAGTCAGCGGCGGGCGTACCGCTTTGACCTAGCTTGTATTCAAACGGAATCATTGTTCCGACAACATCTTTTAAGCCTTTGTGTTCGCCAATAACGACTTTGCCTTGTGCATCTTTTGCACCAATCATTTCATTGATTGAATTTATTAAAGTTTTACCTTGTTGCATCACTTGTGGCAATGTTTGTGCGGCGGCTTGTTGGTCTTTCAATTGAGCAACTTGCAACTCTTGTTGCGCTTTTGGCGACAAGGCGGTAGCCAAGGCTTGATTAGGCGAGACGGGGGGCGCTATTGGAGGCGCTACGGGTCTTGCTTGGGGTTGCATAGCCATTGGCGGTGCGGGCGGCCTATTTTGTGGCGTTTGCATGGCGGCCTGTGGTGCGGGTTGCATTACGGGTTGCGCCAAAGGTTGTGCAGTTGCTTGAGCTATGTTTGGCGCACCGCCCACTTTCATTCCAGTGTTGAAGAAAAGTTCAGCCCCACTAATATTAAGCCTTGCACCTTCATTAGCAAGAGTGGCCTTTTGATTTGCACTTAAATCATTAAATGCACGGTCAGAAATTTCACGATCTTGTTTCAATCTTGCCGCAGTATTTGCATCAACTTGTGTCAATCTTGCTTGAGTATCCGCGCTAACTGCGGGCACTAATAGCGAGAAGTCATTACCACCACCTTCGGTAAACGCTTTCAAACTAGCGGGAGTAAATGAGGCGGGGTTGACATTACCAAAAGGAGACTTGGCATTAGCGGCAAACATTTTTGCGCCCGTTGTTGGGTTAAATGCAACATCGCCTTCTTTAAGAATTACAGGTGCTTTAGGAGCAAGTTGACCCATATACATGGTTAGTGCTTGTTGTTGCATACCAGGCGTTTTGAACTCACCAATTAACGATGGATCAAGCGTCCCCGCTGCTCTTGCGGGCATAGCGGGCATGGTAAACGCCTTTTGTTGGTCGGGTTGCATTTGCGCAAATGATGACGCAAGGTTTGGATTATCCGAAAAGTCGCTTGCCGTTGGTTCTTGCTTCATTTCGGGCGTGGCCGCTTTGCCTTGCAAGCCTTGAATCAATCGTTGAATATCCGCAGAAGTGTCCGCACGGTATTGCTCACCCAATGCTTTTTGTTCCGATTTCAAACCTTCTTGGTTTTTGTTTGACAAATACATTTGAAGCACTTTAGCCAAACCTTGAACGGGGCTTATCGGGGCTTGGATGCCTTGATATGAACCCGCTTGAATAGGCTCAAATGCTTGTTGTTGAAGAATCTCGGCCATTTTTTGGCGGCGATCCAACTCTTGTTGTTGCAACTGATAAGGGTTTGCAACACTAAATTGTTCGTATTGATTAGCCATGTTTTTACCCGTTCAATAAACCGTAGTTGACCATTTTGTAACCGCTTGGGTGCATCACAATAGCTTCGGGCATGACTTTCTCAACTTCATCTGCCATTACGCCTTGTTGACGTTCTCCAAAGATATCATATTCATAAAGACCAATACCAAGTTTGTGAGTGCCAATGCGCTCAATGTTTGACTTCAGTTTGCGATCAGAGAACATAAGAGGCGCTGCCGCACCCGCAAGGCTAAACAATCCGCTTGTTTGGGCGTTAGCACCCGATTGTTGGATGCCATATCTTTGCATATCGGCCGCACCTTGTGCTTGCGCACCCGCAAAAACGGGGGCGGGGGCAATGTTGGTTGGGTTGTAACCTTGGAATTGAGGCATTTGCAATTGCGAGCCACTCATCAACCCCGTGATTTCATTCAAAGGTTGATTACGCAACGCAAGTTGTTTTTGTAACTCTTGCGTTGCCGCATTGTTACTAAACTGCGCACCACCAAGATTTTCGTTGTATTGTTGAAGTTGTGCGGCATTAGCCAATTGTTGTTGTTGTGCGGCAATGCCTTGATTTTGTGCAAGCGCTTGATTTTGCGCCGCTTGCGTCCCCATGCCTTGTTGATAGTTTTGACCAATTGCGGCATTGGAGGCTTGTTGATTTTGTAGATTTGCACCAAATCCCGCCAATTGAGCTTGATTTGCAAATTGCGCGTTAGCTTGCGCTTGAGCATATTGTTGCGCTTGTGCTTGGTTTGCTGCAGCTTGTTGTTGCAATGCAGTATTTTGATTTTGCTGAATAGCCGCATTTGCCGCATTGGATGCCGTCATGCCTTGACCAAAATTTTGTCCAATAGCTTGATTGGAGGCTTGTTGAGCCGCTAAACCCTGACCAAAGTTTTGTGCAACGGATTGATTTAATAATTGTTGCGCACTTAAACCTTGACCATAATTTTGCGCAATTGCTTGGTTTTGCGCTTGTTGATTTTGCAAATTAGCGCCAAAACTTGCCAATTGCGCTTGATTACCAAATTGACCCGATTGTAGTTGTTGGGTAAAACCTTGGCCTTGAGCCGCGTTTTGTGCTTGTTGAGCCGCTAAAGCATTTGAAAAATTTTGTTGAGTTCCAAGATTGCCATATTGACCCGATGCCAAGGCTTGATTGAAGCCTTGTTGATTTGCGGCAGTATCCAAGCTAATTCCTTGCAAAGCCGCTTGGGTCAACAAGTCATTTTGTTGTTGGCTTTGATCTCGCATCGCATTTGTATATGCCTCACCACCCGCCACTAAACCTTGATTTGCCAAGTTTTGAGCATTAAACTTTTGTTGACGCTCTAATTGAGGCGCAAGCCGAGACATGATTGCCGCTTGTCCCGTAGTGCCCGCATTGACAGGCATTTGGGCAACATTTCTCAAATCTAATTGGTTGTTGGAAAGATAATTATTGGCGTTTAGGTTTTGATTGATTTGACCAATATTGCCAAGTGATTGTTGCAAATTAACGCCTTGAACACCGCCTTGTGCCGTTCCATATTGAGAAGGGTTAATGCTTCCCGCTAAACCATATTGATTTGCCGCAACATCGCCTTTGGCTAATCCATATTTATCCGCACCAATTGACGAGGCAGAACCATAACTGGCCAAATTGGGGGCGTTTTGTACAGTTCCATAATTGCTATAACTTTGTTGAAGTTGAGGGGCGGCTACACCACCCGTTGCTTGAGCACCCGTGTATGCCCCACTAGCAGACCCCATTTTTGCCAAATCGGGCGCACCCGCTATTTTTCCAGAATCAGCAACGGAGAAAATACCCGATGGCCCCGTGTACTCAAATGGCTTGCTAATAATGCCCGATGCGGTTGTAAGACCTTTTTCACCAAGGCTTGCCAATCCTTGTTGAACACGTTGTTGTGCCTCCAACGTAGCTTGTGCCGTTGGGGTCAAGTTTTGGGTAATTGTTGGTTGATTTGTAATTGGATCAAACGTAACGGTTTGACCACCTAACGGGCCATTGATGTTAGGGTTGTTTAAATAACCTTGAGTAATCGCCGTGTCTTTATTTGCTACGCCTTGAGCAGTGGCAGCCGCAGCATAATCGGGCGTTGCGGGCGCGGATGGGGATGGGCATAAGAAAGCCATGTTTATTCCTTAAATTCGTATGTTTCGCCTGATGGCTCATAGTTTGCTCTTTGAAGCAAAACGCTCAAATCTTGATTTTTCTTGTGGCTAATCATGACTTGGCTTACACCATTGATTTTGAGCATTTGCCCCGCTAGTTTGAGCAATTTGCAAATGCCAAGACCGCCCCGATGATCGGGCAATATGTAGTAGAAAATATCTAGTGCTTGCATAGCGCCATAAAAAGGCGATCTAAACACCATAAATCCCGCATGACCCGCCAATTCACCCGTTTCGGTGCGCAAGGTAAAGTATGCAAAATTTCCCGTTCTTTCTAGCTCAATCATGCCGCCCAAATCACTTTTTAGGTTGGCATTGCCATAAAGTTCAATCCAATGTTTACCAATAAGTACAACGGCTTCGGCTGAAACATCTGCAAATCTCTCCATCTTTGCGTTCATATACCCGCCCATCCTTGTTGGAATACCACATCGGTTGAGGCCCACTCAATTTGCAAGCCTTGTGAGGCCGATTTTAATTGAATCCCCGCGCAATAGCCAATGCCCGTTACGCCTTGCCAATTGTTTGTGATAATTGTGCCACTCGCCCACAATGCGTTATCCCAAAGAGATGTGTCCCACAAACCGTAAGTGGTTGGGCTAAAGTTCAAACTTCCCGTTGTATCCGACACATCAAAATCAACATTGATGCCAATTAAAATTGCGGGCGTTCCATCCGTAAAAATAGACGGTCTTGCTCTTGTAAAGTATTTCTTTACACCACGGTTTTCGTAATAATTGAACGCTTGCAAAGCATTTGCATTGATGTCATTGATGTCATCGGCATAACCATTCCAAGCCAAACCAACATAACCATTACCACCAAAGTAAGGGTTATCACTAAATGTTTCCCAACAATTAGCGGCCCATCCCGTAAACCTAGTCCATGACTTTGTAATGGTGTTCATCACAAATTGCTCTTGTACACCAAGAGCAACGGGGACATTGATCCACAAAGCATTGTTTTTGGCGTGATAAAGCATAGCCCAACCAAATGAGTTTTGGTATAGCGTTGTTGCCTCGGTGATAGCACCTTGAATCTTGTCGGATAAATTAACCCTTGGGTCAAGTCGGCTTGATTGCAATGCGGAGGCCAACGGCAACAAACCATCTAAACTCAAAATCAATAGGTCGCCACCATACTTGTATAAACAACGCCTAGAAACGGGCGCTCCTAGCTTCCAAACGCCCGCTAAAGCCCAAGTGCTTGCGGATGCGGGGTCTGTGCCCCGATAAACAATAATCTCGCCTTGAGACGTAACAAACACAAGGTTATCGTCCACGCCATAACCCGCATCAATTGTCCATGCACTCAAAGAAACAATGTAACCGCCCATTCGGGCAATGGAACTTAGGTCTAAAACCTCGGCAGCGCCACCAACCGAGTTGGTAGGCAAATACCATGCTTTTAAACTTTCTTTTTCAATAAACCACACACGGTTTTTAAACAACGTGACATTGTTTAATTTGTTTGTAGTTATGCCCGTAATTGCAATTGGTGAGCTAGACCCGTTAACACTTAGCCATGTCGTACCGTTGTACAATAATGGGTCATCAACGCCATTACAAGCATAAAGGTAACTGCCGCCCGCAGTGGTGACGTTAATATGCTCAAAACGGCTATTTGATAAGCCCGTTACAACGGCTGCGCCAACAGCGCCTTGGGTTGTGCAGTTGTATATTTTGCCGCCCGCAATGCCAAATAATTGGCTTACAGTTCCCGTTTCATACGCCATTAGCGTATCAACTTGACCCGTGATGCCCGTTGACCATTTGCTATATCCACCGCGCAAGTTCACACTTGAAACGGTTGGGAAAAAGTTAGTCATCGTTACCGCATCGGTTGGCGACATATTTGCCAACGAATCGCGCACATTCCAACCGCCAACGGGCGCGGGAATACTTGCTACGTTAGCGGCAGTTCTTTGAGCAATTCTTGGCATTAAGGTGATGCCCCATAACCGCTATCGGGAATGTTGTCATAGCCCACCAAAATCGTTCCTGGCCTTGGCGCAAACGACAAATTAGCCGCAGACATATCCAACGCAATTGCCGCTTCCATTTCTTCCAAATAGTTGCGATACATTGCCGTTGTGTCAAATCCTTTGCCCTCAAAATATTTGAGTTTTGTTGAAAGAACAACCAAACGGTCGGGGTAAATGCAAGTATCCGTATCAACGGTAAACGATGTTTTGGGAACATCCGTTGCACTATTTGCCCAAGCGTTTGAACGGTATTCGTAGCCCAAAAACTCAGCGTTTGAGAAGCCAGGCCATATTTGGAAATACTTGCTAAACAAGCGCCACCGAATCCGAGGCCCCGTTGCAATGTAGCCCGACAATAACCATTCCCATTGTTGGGCATCTTCGGGGCCGAGCATTTCCCAATGCTTGTCTTTATCCCACATTGTCCTTGGGATGATCGCTTCATAATCGCTTGGAAACGCATACTTCATCTTTTGAAAGTACACGGTTGCGCTAGTTCCCGCAGCGGTTGTTTTTCTATCAATGGTGACGGATGTGCCCGAGTCTACCGTTTGAATAAAGGTGTTTTGGTCAATCCCCGTGCCAACCACCATGTAGGTGCTATCCAAACCCGTTGTGGATGGGATACCCGTTATGGTTGTTCCACTACTACTCCATGTGCCTGTAGTGGTTAAATACTCGGTATAAAACTGCTTTTGCTTTGTAAGCGTTCGCCAAGGGTGTTTGCGCAAGAATTCGTATCCACTTGCGTTCATTAACGCAAGAATTTGGATAACGTCTTGATTAGTATTCCCTGCAACACTTGTCGGTGTTGTCACGCCTAATTCATTGGTAACTTGCTGCACTAACTGGAGCATAGTGCTAGACATAATTTACACCTCTTTTTTAGGGCGGCCTCTTGCTTTTTCAGACAACAAGGCTTTCATTTGCTCTTGTAATTCTTTTAATTCAGAACGGGTTTGCTCTAATTCAAATGAACTTTCACTTTGATTGCGTCTAAGTAGATATGCTCTTGCTTTTTCACGCAGTCCAACAGCGCCCATCCCAACGCGCTGCAATTGAGCATCACTTGCCGTAGCAACTTGCTCAACCGTTTGAAACTTTAGAATTTGCAGTTCAGCCATTTGGCTATCTGTAAATTCCTCAGGGCGATCTAGATGCCAATTTTGCAAAGTTGTGCCAATGATAGGCCCACCTTCCGAGTTTTGCATTTGATAGTGCAACCATTGACGCGGAAAGCGCTCTTTATGGTCATCACGAACGGGTTGTTCGATGATGTTGTACTTATCGCCTGGAACCATAATTCGCACAAACGGAGTGTCTTTATATGGTGCTTTATCAAATGTATAAAACTCAACGTGCAGATGCGTATCTGCGTTTGCAATATCGGAATCTAGTGCCATTTTTTATCCTGTGGGGATTAAGCTGAAGTGACGGATGCCCAAGTTGTTGCGCTTGGTGCAAAAAGAATCATACTCTTTGCGGTTGCCAATGTAACGGATGTCGCCGCCGCATTGATAGTTGAACTTGTATTGTAAGGGTAAACGGTAATTGTTTGACCCGAATCATTACGAATACCAACCATTGCGCCCGCTTCGGTAGGAGGCAATTTAACGCCCGTTGAAGCGGATGAAGTTGTGATTGTGTTGAACACAGCCGACAATTGTGTTGCAGTAGCAGCGGTTGAACCCGTTGCAACAATGGCAACAGCGCCATCGCACATGAACGAACCCGTTAACAAAGGCGAGTTACCCGCGCCAAGAATTCTTGATGGAATAGCCATTGTTGTTCCTTAATTAAAAAGAG